ACCTACAACGCCAACTGTTATTACGTAATCGAGGAGCCTGAACAGCAGCACAATCTGGCTGCCATAATTCGCCTCAAACGCTCTGCCATCCCGATGCAACTCATTGTGATACGCTCTGCAAAGCGGTATCACAAATAAGTCGTGAGATTTCGTACCCATTCCCCCCATTCAATGTCTAATGATGTGATGCGGGTCATCAGCCTGCTGATTGCAGCAGGCGCATATCTGTGTTTTGCCTATCAACAACGCTATGGCTGCGGTATGAATGACTCCAGCGAATCAGAGCGGGCCTGCAAGGCAATTTATTCTTTTATCTTTTCTGCGCGGCTTCCTGAATTAGTGCTTTGCCTAAAGGCTGTTTTGTCAGATCTATTATTGATGTGCTGTTCGCCCCGTGACCCCAAAAGTTTAAGCCGTTCTTTTCCCAGCTTAAACAACACTATCTCTTTACCTAGCCTTCTTCATGATTAGTCGTGCTATCCTTTATCGCCTGACAGATTTAAGGTGTCTTATAAAAAGTAAAGCACAGGAAAAATGACACTCACAGCATAATAGGACGTGCTCTAGAAACAGCGTTTTAAATATCTGCGCTCCCTCATCTAAAAGTGAGCGGGGCCGATCTTGCCAGCATCAACTGTATATAAGCAGCGAAATCCGCTATGAACTCGACATTAACAATTGCTATGCTGAAGTATCACAGTTCTCGATAAAGGTTAAATCACCTTTTTAAGCATTTATAGCAGAAAGGATAAGATCATACTTTACAGTTAACGACAAATAGGTATAGATTAAATGCCCGTACAAAACCCTATTATACCAACTTAATCGTTTTTTTAAACACTTAAAAATCAACTACCTAAGTCAAGTAACACGGCATCTGAGACTGCGATAAACACGTATTGAAATTAAAAGGAATTTATAAAGTGAAAAAAAGCAGAAATCAAAAGGTTAAAGCATCATCCCCCACACACCGCGGTAGGTTCCAAGCACAGGGGGAAACTCTTGAGGAATCTGTAGCGTGGAGTACTAGTCGCGCTCCGTCAGCAAACGAAGGAAATCAAATGTTAGTTGATTTGTCTGATAAAATCAGAAAGAAAGAATACGCTATAAGAACAAGGGCTTTTAAGGATGCTTCTAATTTCATAAATGAAGCATTAGCTGCTGGTGGAGCTGACGCTGAAGTTATAAAATCATTTGTAGTTAGAAATACACTTTCTGAAAGAGTGGATGTTGAAATAAGAAAAGGATGTGCTTTTAAGGTTAGGAGTCATCCATGATTAGTGATTTTGATTTTTCAATTGCCCATCTTGAGGATACATTTAAAGCAAATGCTTTTTGGCGTGATAAGGTAAAGGATTTGTATGGCAATCATGATTTAAATCGCAAACATGAAGAAGAAATAATTGAATTATGCCCTAACTTAGCTCGTCTGTTTGAAAGAAAACATTCTTTGTTAAGAGAAGAACTTAGACTTTTCAACCTTGACAGATGGGATAAGTTCGATGGGAACCCTATTTTTTATGGATACGTACCAAAAACCTCCACTGTCTTTCGTATCATACAAAGAAAACCTGAAGATCAAACAAACCAACTTAGCGCCTGGATTGAAAAGAGTTCCAGCGACTTTAAAGAAATTAAAAAGTATAATCCCTCAATAACATATGAGCTTGTAATTTCTCTAGAGCTTAACAATTGCACATATCATTATGCGTTATTGATAATTTACTTCTGGATATCTCGGAGAAGAAGTAAGGATGATGCACAGCATTTAATCAAAAGAGTCTATGACGAAAAAATTCGCGGCAGAAATTCTCTTGACTAGTTTAAAGAGATAACTTCCTATAAGCATTGGAAACTCTTACTAATCATAAATTTACATTCATTTCTGGTAGAAATATTATAAACGCGGCTTTCCGTTTTTTGAATTTACATTTTTACTGTCTGGCAGCACTATCAATGGTGCTGCCTCACCCTTTAAAAATTATAACTAAATTAATCAGCCTTTAAAATTTAATCGCATTAGCTGACGTCAAAATAAACCTTGGCCTCTTTGATAATTCCCATTACATCCAGAGCTTGTAGGCATGTCTGGAAATTCAAGATAATGCGTGCGCCCTCCTCACCCTGCTCTGCCTGGCAATGTCTGGCTAACAGCTCCACCAGCTGGCGAGACTGTTTGGCGCTGAATTGTGGCATTGCGGCGGCTTTGGTTAATTTCTTCTTGCCTGTAGCTCTTGCCTTTTCCAGCTCAGTCTTTGCCACTTTACCCGCTGACGCACCATGTTCACGAACCAGCGCGACAGCGGTAGTGGCTGCAACCTCTTTGTTTTTGACAAGTGCGATCAACTCATCGCCAGATGTCAGTAACGCTAGGTGGTTTTCAACGTCCGTGATCGACCGTTTCACTTTTTTGGCAATCTGAGCCTGTTCCCAACCCTGATTAATCAGGCGCTGATATGCAGCTGCTCTCTCGAGAGGTTCCAGTGCACGCCCCTGACTGGATGTGACCATGAAGGCGATGCGTTCCGCCTCACTGCCCACGAAATCTTTGCATTCCAGACGGATGTCATAACCGGCCTCCTGCGCCAGTTTGGCCCCGTAGTAACGGTGGTGGCCATCGATGATTTTGATGCCCTGCTCTGTCACCTGCACAGCGAGCGGAGGCACATGCTCACCAGCGATGTAGGCATCGCGGAATTCCTCGACGTGGGTCTGATCGATTTCCCGGATGTTGTAACCAATCTCGACATAGAGTTCATCAACGCCAAGCAGGTAGGTTTTACGGGTAGTGATGTTCGTTTCAGTTTTGGATTTGTTGTCGTAAATTTTCGATAGCGTAGTCATTTTTTATATCCCTTAATAACCGCGAAACCCTTCTGGGGTGGCGTAATCGACTGGTGATATGTCTGTGATTGACCGCTGAACCGGGCCGAGTCTGAGTAACAGCTCATCCCATTTTTCACGGAGTTTTGACGGGCTGAGGATGTTCCGGCACCAGAACGGATCGCTCTGAACACGTTTGAACATCTTGCAAATCTGGTAGTGAGTGCGCTGGTCCTGTGAGCACATCAGGCGCACGTCGTTAGCCCACGCGGTCCAGTTGGGTTCTCGTGGTCTTGCCAGCTCGCCATCAGTCTCGGCGGCCTTTTCGTAGAGGTGGATGATTTGCTCCCATATCCACTGCGCGCACTTCAAATCCTCGTCACTGCCCCACATGGTTCTTTTGGGGCTATACACCACCGCGTCTGAATCACCAGACAGGGGTTTATCCACAGGCAAAACGTCCGGGGGCGTAGCTCCAGGACATATAGGGTTTTTATCTGATGGATCATATTTTGAATTTACTGACGGATCGTCGCCAGATTCTGGCGGGTGAAAACCCGTATTTTTGCCAGATTCCGACGGGTCAAAATTTGAGGGGTCATAATTTGATGCATCAGATTTTGACGCGTCAGATTTTGATGTGTCAGTTTCTGATGCATCAGATTTTGATGTGTCAGATTCTGACGCGTCAGAATCTGGCTGGTTAGCATAGGCAGCCTCTCGCAGTTTCCTGACGTTCAGCTGATACATGTTCGACGTGTTACGGTTGCCCTTGCGCCGTGTAGTGCTGGTCAGCCAACCATCGGCCTCTAGTTTGCGTATCGAAGTGCGCACCGTGCTGGAGCCTGCACCAATCTGACGGGCTATGGTGGCGATTGACGGCCAGCAGATGCCCTCATCGCTTGAGAAATCAGCCAGGCGCGCCATGATGGCCACACTGGTGATTTTCATACCTGACGCCGCGCAACCGTCCCAGACGTATGCAGACAATTTCACGCTCATCCAACTCTCCTGAACTTCTGGCCCCATAGGTTACGGGGCTGGACGCAGACGTACGGATAGCCTGGACGCCTGAACAGCACCCGGTTATTCGTTACATCAACGCCTATGGTTTCAACAATCACACCGCGTGGATCGGCATAGCGCGCGACCCACGGCTGAATAATCTCGTCTGATAGCTGGGGCATTTAGCCCCCTGATTGATTTGATTTTCTGAGGTAGTCACCCACAGCTCGCTCTATGTCGTCGCGGGTGACTAAATTGCTCACGCCCTGTAAATTCGACACATAACGGAATGGCTGCTGGCTGGTCCCGCCCGTCATGGGCAGGCAGCGGAATTGCGGAAAATCCGGGGATCTGTTTAAATTATTCACGCGATTATTTCTCCACACTAATTGATGTAGTCGCCGAAAGCGCCGGGCTGCAACCTGGCGCTTTCACTTTTCTGGGGCACAAAAAACCCTGTAAACCAGCGTCGTGTGCTCCTGTAATTTGGTAATGGCACGGTGTAGCTCCTCGTCAATCACCTCACGCTCATGCGGTTCAACCACTCCATCCTCAATAGCTGCCCTTACCTGCTGTGAGTACCGGGTGATCTGCTCTATGGCCTCCAGTAGTCGCTGATTGATATCGCCGTAATCCACCAGCTCAACGTCCGGCAATGGCACGAACACGCCGCCAGAGGTTTTCGCTATGGCTGTTGCGATGTGATGACTACCTGCTGCCTGCTGCAACACCATCGACCAGCCAATCGGAAACAACTGATCGCCACCATTGCGCAGCCTGTTATGAATGCCGTCCTCGGTAACATCCAGAATCTCAGCGGCTTCTGAATACCCACCAGCCAGACCGGCGATTGTTTTTCGAATCGCCTTAATCAGCCACGCTGGCTGTCGTTCAGCTTTCCATTTCGGTTCATTACCCACGGTCCAATCCCTCCGGCTGTGGTTTGAAGACTGGAAAAAGTTCTGGATAATCTTCCCAGTTAAACGGCACAGAGCCTGCCGTAGCTGCTGCAATCAATAATGCGTACTTCCAAGGGATTACATCCCCCCACAAACTTACCGTTGATTTTGAGATGTTTAGGGCTGTAGCTGTCGCTACTGTTCCCCTGAAATGCTTGATGACTGTTGTTTTAAGCATGGTTCCTCCTTAAACGAATTTAGTTTAAACAACAAAACTCAAAAGCGTCAATAATAAAAAACTTTCCAGTTTAAGAAACCAAACATATGATTGAGTCAGTTAGTGACCGCATTAATAAGCGAATGAGAGACTTGAACCTGCGTAGCAGGGATCTGGTTGCAGCGACAGGTGTATCAAAGGGGACAGTTAGCCAATGGGTTAACGGAAACAATAACCCTTCTGCAACACATATTCCCAAACTAGCCAAGATACTAAACGTCACTGAAACTTGGTTAATAAATGGCGGGGCATACTCACAAAGGAGTAACTCAGGTGAGGTGGATCAAAGGCCACTGCAAAAGATCCCTCTAATCTCCCTGGCGCAGGCGGGGGACTGGAGAAAACTCATGAACCTTGATAATAACTTTCCTGATTGGACCAATGTGACAGACGATGTTTCCCCCCGTGCATTTTCTGTAAAGATGGATAATGACTCAATGACAGGGGATGGCTCCATCAGCATTCCTGAAGGCTCCACAATAATTTTTGACCCCGATGTTAAACCTCAATCGGGCAAGATAGTTTTAGCTCGCGTGGGCGAATCGACAGTAATTAAAAAATTAGTTATCGATGGGCCTAGTGCTTACCTTGCACCTATAAAACCTGGCTATAAAACGATTGAGCTTGAATCGATCGACAATGTTATTGCTACAGGTGTTTCCGTTCAGACCAAACTGCCATAAATCCACATCCTAAACCCCCTCATTATGCCAACCGCCCGCTACACCGGGCCTTTTGTCCTCTCCTGCGATGATAGTTTTGACATCAAAACCTTTTCTA